GAGAAGATCCCTACTTACGCTCGACACAACAATGTTGAAGTACCTACAGGTATGGAAGCACTCGTGCGGTCTAGTGATAGCAAAATCCTCACTCAAGTGGGCGGTAACTGGAACCCAGTTCAGAACGAACAGGCATTCGAATTCTTCAACGATTACTGCTCTGCCGGTGATATGGAAATGAGTTCTGCTGGTTCTTTGAAGGACGGTAAGATGGTCTACGCAATGGCGAAGGTCAAAGAGTCGTTCGATATCCTTGGTGGTGATCAGGTTGATTCATACCTTTTATTCTCTAACCCACATGAGTACGGTAAGTCAATCGATGTTCGATTCACTCCGGTTCGTGTAACTTGCATGAACAGTCTGTCACTTGCACTGAAGGGTACTTCGGTCAACTCAACTAAGATTAACCACCGTAAGGCATTTGATGCGGAACAGGTTAAGGTCACTATGGGTCTTGCCCACGAGAAGTTTGACCAATACAAAGAGATGGCACAGTTGTTGTCCAAGCGACAGTTCACTGCTGACACTCTGATTCAGTACTACAACTCTCTGTTCCCTTCACAGTCACCTAAAGAAGAAGTGCGTGGTTACAAAGATCTCGCACCTAACGCAAAGAAAGCATACGAGTTGTTGGAGACACAACCGGGTGCTGAGTTTGGTCGTGGTTCATGGTGGCAAGCATTCAACTCTGTTACTTACTTAACTGACCACCAGTTGGGTCGTACTGCTGACAGTCGAATGACTTCTGCATGGTACGGTGCAAACCAAGTCAAGAAGAAGAAGGCTGCGGAACTCGCAGTAGAGATGGCGGTGGCAGCATGAAGAACCGATTTGATCTAGAACAAGAAATCATGGGATGTTGGGGAATCACGGATGACCTCCAACAACTACTAGAACTCATTGACGATGGATATTATCCATCATTATCCCCTACCGACACCGATGGACTTGCAAACATTGTGATGGGACTGAAGAATGTCTACCAAATGAAGTTTGAGAAGATGTTCAATACCTTCGGTCAATGTATACCTCAACTGAAAGATTCTATCGAAGATGATGAGGATTTAGGAGTGCCTTGGGAAGTCGATGAACCTCAAATGAGTTTACGACTAAATGATGTCACCCCTGCCGAATGGGATAGTGTGAGATAAATCTCTCCTTAGACCCCCTCTTGTTTATAAATAAGTTATAGACAAGGGGGAGAGTCTAATGACCAAGTTTCACACAGTGGCAATAACTGCATTGCTGTGCTCGTTACTTTGGATTGGTGGCACAGCACTTTTAATTAATGAATATATAAAAGTAGTACAAACTAAAGAGTTCCAGATAAAAATGAAAGACTGGGACATTATCAACAACAACAAGATAATTAAAACATATGATGATACACTAAAGGATTTAATTTTTAGATGTCAAGCTCGTGATGAGATTCGAATCGGAAATAAAATCTACGTGTGTTTTGAAATTGATAAGGTGTAAATAATGATTACGTTTCGTAAAGAAGTCTTTGAAGTATTCGAGGAATATAAAAAAGCAGATTCTCGAAAAGAACGATTAGATGTTTTGAAAAAATATGAAGATAACTGGGCGTTCAAAGATATCCTACGTGGATCCTTCGATGATGCTTTGGTGTTCAATCTACCATCTGGTCGCCCTCCTTTCACTCCGAACAAACCGGAGTCAATCCCCTCTAGCCTGTTAAAACAGCATAAAGAATTTGGATTATACATCCAAGGTGGGAAAGGTGATAACCTTACCCAGTTCAGAAGAGAGAATAAATTTATTCAGTTACTAGAATCCGTTCATCCGGAGGATGCTGAATATATTTTGAAAATGGTGGCAAAGAAACCACCTTGTCGTTACATAACCAAGAAAATAGTACAGGAGGCATTTCCAAATCTTATAACAGAATAATCTTTTCGACACTAACTAACTTCTAAGGAGAATCCTATGTCGAGTCAAGAACAGCAGTTGAACCAAAATATTAACGAACTACAACAGTTCGTGCATGATACCAGACGACAATCAATATATTCCCAAGGTAATCGAAATTATCGAACGGAAACACTTAGTCAGTATTATAATATACTGAATGCGTCTACTCAACAACTTTCTCGATAAGGGGGTGATTATCTCTTCAGAAGCGTGTGTGAGACTTCTGTCGTAGTGATTGAAAATAATTTGGAATGGACTTATAATGCCACAGTATGATTTTAAAAACAAAGAAACCGGAGAGGTCAAGGAATTGTCTCTCCGGATTTCTGAATATGACCAATGGATTATCGATAATCCAGAGTGGGTAAGGTACTTCCCTGCATCTTCTGCACCTAAGATAGTATCTGGTGTTAAGTCAACAATGAGGCTTGCCGGTAAAGAGTGGGAAAATAAACTGACCGCAATCAAAAAGAATGCGGGTCAAAAAAGTACAATAAAGGTTTAGTAGTATGAGGTTTTTTAGTTGGTTGAAGTCAGGACCGTCTTCAGCGGAACCCGTGGGTGATCCAGATCCGGATCAAGTCACGGTTGCGAATGCATACAAAACTAGGTGGGTATGGTACCACACTATTCTTGCGATAGAAATCTTAATGACCAACATTCTACTAGCATCTATCTTGGTGGTACTTGCTATCAAGTTATGATAGAACTGATACGTAAATTGTGGTGTAAACCTAAAGTGAAAAATGTTATGAATCGTGAAGCAGTATTTCAACAACTCAAAATCGACGAAGGGGTCGTATATGAGATTTACCTCGACCACCTCAACTACCCAACATTTGGTGTCGGTCACCTCATCAAGGAGAGTGATGGAGAGTTCGGAAGTAAGGTCGGAACTAAGATATCCCCCGAAAGAGTTGCAGAGGCATTTGAACAAGACCTCGACATCGCAATCTCAGAGTGTGTCGTACTATACGGAGAAGGGTTTACTTGTCTACCAGACGAAGTCCAGCAAATCTTGGTTAACATGATGTTCAACCTAGGTAGGCCGAGACTAAGTAAGTTCAAGAAGATGAATTCCGCCATTGAGAAAGGTGATTGGAAGACCGCTGCTGAAGAGGGCAGAGATTCTCGTTGGTATCATCAGGTGGGTTTCCGTTCCGCACGTTTAATGAGAAGGCTTGAGAATGTCAAATAATGTAATATTCCAATATATGATCGTGAGTGATGCGGTAGATGCTCGCGGCGGTATCAAAGGGTGGGACGGTTCTCGTTCTTCCCTCTATAAAGAAGTGGCAGATATTTCACGCACTTCATTCGAAGACTACGCAAAGAAGATTGGTGCCGAACACGTCTACTCCGATGAACGTGTTGCGACCAAAGGTCACGGATGTTCTACCTCACTACTGCACGAATGTGCACGTGTATGGTTAGACCCTATGTTCGACCAGTACGACAACCTACTATTCGTAGACACAGACATCGTGGTCAACACCGAAGAGAATATCTTTGATCAGATGGAATCCGGTGCCGATGTCTACGGTGTCCTAGAGTCAGACTTCGTTACCTCCAATGGTGGTGGATACAACTCTTGGGACTATAAGGAAGACAACTACCGTGACTTCGTTCGTAAGTTCGACTTACATGACTGTCCTATCGTCCCTGTAATGCCACCTAACCGTCCATCTAAACTAACCATTATGAATACAGGTGTAGTTCTGTGGTCCAAGGAAGCACGTCTACGTGCACGTGAACTGTTCATGAACTGGGAAGACTGGTGTTACACTGGTGACTTCCATATGTCTATCATGAACGACCAACCATACATCTCTGCACAGTTGATGAAACATGAGTTTGATGTAGAGACTATCGATACGACTTGGAACGACTCACCCCACTATGCGACCGAACAAGAGTTCTTTGATAATGCAAAGTTCTGTCACTACACTGGTGGTGAGTGGAAAGTCGATATGGTACAGCACTGGAAGGATCGTAAGTTCAAAACCACACCTTGGCAAAGGTCGATTATACCATGACATGTAAGGAAAATGTATTATCTATTATACAAGAAGAATATCTTAACTGTATGGAAGAGATGTCTTCAGTCGAAAACACGAATCCTAACTTTTATGTCATTGCTCAAAAGATATCATTTTTACAGGCTTTTCGTAAACGCATAGAAACCGAAATTAATTAAAATATTTTCAAAATAAGTGTTGACAAACCTCTCATATAGTAGTATAATGATACTTCAAATGTGAGAGGTTTTTTTATGAAAGATTCAAATGCCACCAAGATAGAGTTGGCCACCGACCTAGTTAACCACTACATCTATCAACTAGAGAATCCCGACTGGGGGCAATTAATGATTTCCCTGATGAATGAGGGCTTTACTTCTAAGGAAGTGTATGTTATAATGAACAGAGTCAGAGAAGAGGGGGTTTTGTGAAAGATAAAGTAATTTTAGTAGACTGTGATGGAGTACTGTTGGACTGGATGTACAGTTTTCATCAATGGATGAACCATCATGACTTCAATATCGTTAAACCAGAAGTGTACGATATAGGAGAAATGTTTGGAATTGTAGACCGTGTTGCTAGAAAGAGATTGTGTCGAATGTTTAATGAGAGTGCGCAGATTCGAAAGTTGCCACCTCTAAGAGACGCAATCAAATATGTCCGGAAGTTGCACGAAGAACACGGATATGTGTTCCACGCAATCACTTCTCTGAGTAACGATGAGTATGCACAACACCTTCGTACCAAGAACCTATGTGAGTTGTTTGGACCTACTGTCTTTGAGAAATATATCTATCTAGATACTGGAGCCGATAAAGACGAAGCACTGGAATTCTACCGTGATAGTGGATGTTTATGGGTAGAAGATAAAGTGGAGAATGCAGAAGTTGGAGCAAGACTGGGACTTGAGTCCGTCGTTATGGAACACTCTTACAACCAAGATACTGACTTCCCATTGATGCGTAACTGGAAAGATATATATGAGTACGTAACAGGAATCTAATCCCACTCAAGATAGTGTTTCGGGGGACTTCGGTCCCCCTTTTTTTTAATATAAATATAAATTTAATCTGATAATACAGGTGAGTGATGAGATACGTTGGATACAGTGAATTTTACCATGACTCTGGTCTTGCTATTATTAGCGAAGATGGTGTTGTGGACTTTGCCACACATGGAGAGCGATACTCCAAGAAGAAGAACGATCCTAATATTCCGGATGCGTTGTGGGATATGATCAATAAGGATGACCACGTATCATTCTATGAAGATCACAAGATCAAGTTCGATATACGAGGTGGCGTACTTGCAACGGGTAGATCACCCGAATCCATACAGGGTTCTGAATCATTTGCAGACTTCCCATATCCAGAAGCAACGGTGTTTGATGCTCATCATCTGCATCACGAATCTCACTGTGCGGCTGCGTTCTACACGCGTCCGTGGGACTCGAAGGACGATACTGTCCTCGTCTCGATTGATGGGGTAGGTGAACTACAAACTGCGGTCATCATGGATTCAGACTTCAACCTAATCAAAGAGTGGCACTACCCTAAGTCGGTAGGTCTAGTCTATACCCTTACTACTAAGTTCCTCGGTCTACGTCCACTCGAAGATGAGTACGTGGTCATGGGTCTCTCTGCGTACCACGATACATGCCCAAAGTCTAAGGCAATAACCGATTGGTTGATCCGGTGGTATGATAACCTAGAAGACATCGCACCAGAAGTTGCAATGGGTATTGAGGTAGGGGGTGGTCAATCTCAACGTGAACAAGACCGTATACGATTTAGATCAGAGTTCAAACGTCGAATCCTATCGGTAGAAGATAAGGTTGCTGCACGTGCTACCCAAGACTTTGCTGACTATGCTATCATGAAGATCATGACCGAAGCATCCAAGTACGGTAAGAAACTATGTTACTCCGGTGGTTGCGCACAGAACGTGGTGATCAACTCTAGGTTGTTCGAACTATTCGATGAGGTACATATCGCATGTTCACCTACAGACGCTGGGTCGGGTCTGGGTACCGCCGCACGGTCATGGTCAAAGGCAACAGGTAAGGATAAGTTGATCTGGTCTCCATACTGTGGGTACGACATTGACCGACCCATTGACCCCAGTGAGATCGTAGACCACCTAATCAACCATAAAGTATGTGGTATCGCGAACGGTAAGGCAGAGTTCGGTCCACGTGCACTAGGTAACAGATCCCTGATTGCAGACGTACGTTATGACGTACAGGATACAGTGAACGGAATCAAACGTAGACAGAAGTACCGTCCGTTTGCTCCTGCTATTCTAGAAGAGTATGCAGAAGAATACTTCAGTGGCCCTATGAATGACCATATGCAGTTCACCTCTAAGGCACTACATGACTACGCACCTGTAACCCACGTAGATGGGACTGCACGAGTACAAATCGTGAAGAAGGATTGTGAGTCTATCTTCCGTAAAGTCATCGAAGAGTACCATGATAGAACCGGAGTACCAATGTTACTAAATACTAGTCTGAACATAAGGGGTCGTCCAATGGTCAATGATGAACATGACGCAGATTTATGGGAACAGAAGTATGACGTTAAGGTGTTCTAATGAAACATTTACGAGAAACAGGACTGAACTATTTTGAACATCTGTACAGGGCGTGGTCACTCGCATTCATTTGTATAGTTCATGGACTGTTTCCCACCATATGGGAACACAAAGCAAAAGATATAATAAACAGTGACCCGAAAGATTTCAAGGTGAAATGATGGCAGACCTAGATGCATTTGGTAACCCTGTTGGGACAACATATAGAGATGATATGTGTCCACCAGACCTTATGTGTATTCCTAGAGAAACGTGGGACACCATATTAGAAGAAAACCAACTGGCATGGGATGCTGCAAATAATACTGTAGAAAGTGCACGACAAGGTGACGCACAAGCAATTGCTGAATTTACTTGGCATGTATTGTTCTTGTCCCCTTGGGAACTTGCATACATAGCACTACCAATGAGCGTATTAGCATTTTATGGATTATCCATATATGCGATATTTAAGTGGTTACAAAAGAGGTTTAGTTAATTAACATGTTTTCAGAACAATCAATAAACACCCCAACCCCAGAAGCAAAACCAGTCAAGCAAAAGATCGAATTGGAAGTAGAGTTCGATACTACACAGAAAGAGGTCAAACCAAGTCGTTTCGAACCTCTACTACAGTTCGCGGACGTAATCGACGCATTTCGACTTTTCCCGCGAGCATTCATTGGTACCTATCTGTACCTACTCATCGAAGTCACTCAGTGGTTCATGACGATACCTGAACCAAATGCATCACAGGCGGGTCTTATATCTGTCGTAGTCGGTGCTGGTGCTGCATGGTTCGGTCTGTACACATCTACGGGTTCTGCACGTAAAGTAAAAAGTATTAAGACTAGTTGATGAAACCATCTGAACTCGTGACCTGGCGCGGTACCCCAGGCGTCGGTGATTTTATGTGGGCACTTAATTCGTGTCACAGATATGCAGCCGACCACGATGTCAGTAAGATAAACTTAGAACTTCACTGGGAGCACGGTCCAGACCATCTTCATCACTTCGAAGATCCAGAAACAATAATTGAACGATGTAATTACATTCACAATTTCTATCATGACAAAGATCGTGTGGAAGTACATCATATCTACAATGCTCAAGGTCGATATAAGAACTGGAAATTTAACGACGATATTGTTTTAGAAACGAATGGTGAGAGACGGATTGCAGCAATAGACAACCACGGATTCAAAGCAAGGTTCTTTTTTGAGTCGGGACATTATACCGATGCTGTTGGAGGGGATGCTCCATGTAATGATTGGATATTCCGACAAGATGCATTTCAAGACTATGACCCAGACCGAATTGTATTCTGGCGTCCTACATGGAATGCAGAGAAACCTAGAACGTGGAAACGAATCTTTGACAACTCTGACTGGGACCATTTAATCAACCACTTCAAATCACTAGGGTTCAATATGCATGAACTCTCTTACCGTACACCCGCATCCGAAGCGATGCGACTTATATCCACATCACGGATGGTCATCTGTTACGATGGTATATGGCATTATGTTGCAAAGAACTTTGCCCGACCACTTGCAGTAATCAGTGGTGAAGGCGTGACTAAATACCATACACCGAATGCACTTAGGTTAAATCCTGAGTTATCTGAAGAAGAAAAGGGTGTCTGGTGGTGGATACGTAATATAGAAGAATTGTTACATCACACTAAACGAAAATCCGTAGAATATGAAGAGAGGATGAAGACTTATTATGGAAATGACTAGAGAAACATTTCAAATTGACCGTGCTGTAATTGAGGTAGCGGGGGGATGTAACTACTCGTGTTCTATGTGTCCACAAGATCTACGTGAAGGTGGACGACACAAAGGGTTCCGTCGCATCATGAAACTCGATGAGTTCGAGAAGTATGTTGCGGACTGTGCACAGTACGGATTGAATGTCGTCAACCTAGATGGTTCGGGTGAAGCAACCATGGCAAAGAACCTACCTGAATATATTAAGGTGGTTAAGAAGTACGGTGCCAAGGCATTTATCTTCTCTAACGGATTCAAGATGACTGGTAAGTACATGAGAGATTGTGTTGATGCCGGTCTTGACTTCTATCGATTCTCATTCATTGGTTCAGACGAACAAGACTACAGTAAGTGGATGCACAACGCGGTAGGTGGACACTACGCACAGATTAGACGTAACATCGAAGAGATGGTTGCGTATGTAAAGGAGTCGGGTTCTGAGTGTGTGGTATCAACC